CAGGATGAAATCTTTTCACCGCCGAAAGTAAAAACTATTTTAGAAAAAGAACCTCCACCTGAAAAACCAAAAGGAAGAACAAAGGCAGGGGTTGGAACAAGAAAAAAAAGAGGTCCTTGCACACCTGAACAATTAGAAAGACTCGCAAAGGGCAGGGAAAAGGCAAAAGAAACTCGCCTACGAAAAAAGAAAGAAAAAGAAGAAGCAAAGGCAAAAGAAAAGTCAGACAAAGATCTTGTTGAAGCCGTGAGGGAGCGTGAGCGTAAGAAACTTCGTAAGAAATTAGAAACTCCTATTGATGATGAAGAAGAAAGACTTGTGCCGAAAGTTCAAATCGTAGAAAAACCAGTTGTCGTTGAAAAGGGATATTCACAGACAGACCTTGATGATGCTGTATCAAGAGCAGTAGAACAATCTGTGAATAGAGTAGAAGTATTAAGGAAACAGCGGAAGAAGGTGAAAGCAGAAGCATTAGCAAAACAGAAGCACGACGCAGAAGTCTTCAAAGAAGTTAATAGAGCATTGAAGAATGATGTCTGGGCGAATTGCTTTTTGTGATTATTAAATATAAAATATTATGTATATAGAAATATAAAATATGGAAGCATCCAGCGGTCCCAAAGTAATCCCAGTCAAAGACCCAGAAGCAATAAAATCAAACAAACCTCCTCTCCATCCTAACCTGCCTCAAGTGGACGGATTCGGCGGAGGAGCATTAGTTCTTTTAGTTTCACCAGTCCGCACAGGGAAATCAACATTAATTTCTAATATGTTATTAAACGATCAGTTCTACGACGCACAAGACAGATTTGATAATACAACTATTATTTCTAATACAATCGCAAATGATATTACATCCAGATTTTTAAGAAAAGCATTTGATACTCACGATCATTATGACGACTCTATTATAGAAGGTCTTGTCAAGACCCAGAAATCTTTTGATAAAGAAGAGCAACCTGAAATCGCTGTTGTTCTTGATGATTGTTTAGGTTCAATTAGAAGGGAGGCAAAGATTAATCATCTTGCTTCAAGATTCAGGCATTTCAATATAAAACTATTAGTTATTTCATCACAGAATTTTAGGGCATGTTCGCCAATCATACGACAGAACGCAACTAATGTAATTGTAGGTTCTCCATTCCCTAACCAGAAAGAACTCGGCAAAATGGCGGAGGAGTACGGAGATGTCTTTGGCGGAGGTGATAATTGGTTAAAAATATACGCACAGGCAACTCCCAACAGATATGATTTTCTTCATATGGATTTTCAAAGTAATCCCCCAAGAGCATTTAGAAACTTTGAAGAATTAATTGCGGAAGGTTCGAAAATTTTAAATAGTCCTGAATAAAAATAAAATATATTTATTCTATATAAATATGTCAGGATACGCCATTCAAAATCAACTGGGACAACAGTCAAGGGATATGAGTGAGTTGCGTTTGAATGGATGGAAAACGCAAACTCTCGCATTCAAAACATTAGACGGAAGGGAACAAGATAAAAAAGATGCTGATATTAAATCTGATGCAGAAAGCGACGTCACGAAAGTCGACCAAGTATATTCTGTTGGAAAAGCAGGAGCAAGAGCAGTCCAAGGAGCAGGGACTGTATTAAAATATGGTGGAACAGTTAAACAGGCAGGACAAGTCGCCGGAAAAGCACTCGCAGAAGTAGGTGAAGGAACTAAATTATTCGGTCAAGGGGCAACTGCCGTAAAAGACCTCACAGGAGTAGAGGGAGTTGTTGCTTCGGCATTAGTAAAAGGAGGCGGTGAAACTTTCGCAAAGGTTGGAGCAAAAGGATTAGGGGCACTCGGTGCTGGGATTGCTCTTTATCAGGACGCAGATAATTTACTGGATACAGGAAGTCTTCTAAAGAAAAAGGATGCAGCAGGGAATGATGTAAGTCTAAATGCTGGGGTTGTTGTCGGCAACGCTGCAACTGTTCTCGGTGGAGCACTGGATGTAGCAACTGCTTTCACAGGCGGAGCATTAGCACCTATCGCTGCAGCGGTGAATATCTTTGCAGCAGTAGATAGTGCTGTATCTGGAATGGAACAAGACAACGCTGATAAAAAGGAAGATGAAAAGGATAAACCTGACGCAACTCCTCCCCCTCAATCTGCTCCTGCAGCGTTTCAGCAATTCGGCATTCTTGCGAACCAGTCGCACAATCCTCTTCATCATATATAATTAATATTTTTCATTCTATTTTTTTTTTATTATAATCTTTATAAAAGTAAAGATGCCCAGAGTTAAAGCAGGTGAAATGTCTCTCAATGAAATACGTAATTTAGCACGTCAGCACAACAAAGCGTCCCAGATTAAAGGGATTGATACATTATCAAGAGCAAAACTTATTACTGAAATAGAAAAACAAGGATACAAAGTCGACCATGAAAAGAAAAGAATTGTAAAAAGAACTATGAATAATATTGAAAGAAAAAAACAAACTAAATCTGTTGCTCCTGAAGGTGAAAGGAAACCCCAGAAACAAACTAAAAAGAAGGCACTAATCGCTGGAGGCGATAAACCTCCTATGGTTAAGAAAACAACTAAAAAGGGAAATGCTCGTAAGGGCAAACCTGTCGGCAGTCGTTTAGCATTTGACGCTACGAAACAAGAAGCAAATAAAAAGAAACCTCCTAATGTGAAAGAAGCGATCGCCAAACAGAAAAAGAAAAAAGAAGAACTCGCAAAGAAAAGAAAAGAATTAGCATCTGGTTATAGTTAGGACTAAATAAAAAAGCATAAAAATTTGATTGTTTGCAGTAAAAAATTTGATAGTTTAAATAAGTGAAGTAGTAATAACATAACAAGGAAGAAATAAAAAAAACATAAAAAAATTTGATTGTTGCATAAAGTTATTTGTATTACATAACAAGAATGGGAGTTGAACTGATTCTGGGTATGGAGGACGTCATTAACTATCTGAACGAAGTTCAAGCGGAGAACAAGAAACTCAAAGAAGAACTCCTTACATCCAATACTGCACTCCAAATCGTGAAGGATGAAAATGAAGTCAATAAGAAGAATATGTTTAAGTTTATGAAACAGAACAAAGAACTAACAACAGAAATCGCTCACAAGAACAAGAAGTTTGGGGAGTGGTGTGAAGAAAACAAGAAACTCAAAGAACAAATTGAAGAACAAAAAGTCATCATTGTTAATGAAGTAGTAATTAAGGAGAAACTACAACAAGAAAACAAGGAACTAAAAGAAGAAGAAGAAATGAAGTTGGATGCAGTAGAAGCGATGAAATTTTTAGATAAAATGTGGGACGAAGAAGAAAAAGAATGGGTTGATGAAGAACCAGAACAATACAAGGAATCACAAATTGACTATTATGTTGACGCTGGAAGAAAAGTTGTATTGAAGGATGGGCGAACCCTGGAAACAAATGATTATTATCTTTCAGAAAGCGATGAAGAAGAAGAACTATCTAAATATGAAAAAGAAGATTCAGACTGGGCGAGGTCATATGGTTTCAGTGTGAAGGATGGTGAATATCGTGCGGTGATGGCTGGAGGCGGAGATCATTGGGAGGATTATGTAATTAAAAGGGACGGATGTTTCATTCATAATGGATGTGGATACTCTGGTGTCTCCCAATTTATCAGTTGTCCTGAAGCGAATTATATCAAGGTGGTTCATATTGGAGAAACATATGAACTTGAAGAAGGTGAAACAGATATGTATGAAATGATTACAGAATGTTATCAAGAAGAAATCATGGAGTATTGTGATGATGAAGAACCAATTGAAGAACCAGATTCACCCTAACTTAAACCTTCTCTTATAACTTGATATATTTTCTTTACGACTTGTAGAATCGCCCCATAAAATATAATAACTTAAATATCCTGCTCTTGTATAATCCCCAGTAGATAGATCTTTTTTATGTCGACTTCTATATCTTTTTCTTTGTTCTTTATCTTTTTTTAATGTATAATCATCCATCCCTGCTGCACCGAAGTGCGTTGTTTTTGTTCGTCCATTATCCTTGGTGAAAACCGCCATTAATTTTTTTCCAGGTTTATTACTCTTTTTAACTATCATTTTAACCATTTATAAGATATTTTATTTTTTTAAAATTCACTTCAAAATAAAATATTTAATATAACAAATATGTCTAATCAGCATTTAGAAATCGTCCCAAGCAATATCACAAGTGATGGAAAACTTTCATACAAGAACGGTCAGCCGACCGTCCAACTTCTTATTGGAGCACAGGACAGATTTATTGTCCCAGGTTCTGTTCGCCTCTGCGGTGAAATTACTGTAAAAAAGAATGATACAATCATCCCCCTTGAAACGGATGATATTCGTATGAATGAGCGTCTTGGCGTTCATTCTGTAATTGATACTCTTTCTATTTTCTCCCAGCGTTCTTCGCAGACCATAGAAACTATTAATCATCACAATCGTTTCATGTCGTCCTATCTGTCGGTGACGCAGTCGCAGGGAGACTTCGCCTGTCATGCATACGAGACTGCTCTCCGCTTCCCTAACTACAAGGCACAGCAGTTAGGAGTGATTACGAATACGCAGGGAGCATCGGCTTCAGGCGGTGATTCACCCAACTCTTTCTGTATCCCTCTTGTCAGCGGTCTATTTTTAGGACAAGAACCAATCCCCCTTTCTAATACATGGGGAGTTGGAGGACTTCTAATTGAAATCCAACTTTCGCCAGACCAGAATGTTTTATTTTCTGGAGGCAATACTGATACTGCTCTCCTTGATGCTTATTATGAACTTTCAAATGTTCGCCTGATTTGTGAAGTCCAGCGTCCAGGTGAAGATTTCACACCGCAGATGACAAATACTTTCACTTACAATTCTATCAGTTCTTATTACAATACTATTAATTCTCGCAATGCTGTCCTGAATTTTAATCTTGGACTTCGCTCTGTTCTTGGAGCATTTATGAATGTTGTGCCTTCTTCGCACATTAACAATTTCACAAGGGACGGTTTAGCAACTCTTGGTTTCTCTAACTCTGATGCTTCAAGGGCACAGGTGAATCAGTTAGTTTTCACCAGAGCAGGACAGCGAGTCCCATTAGAATATAATATTGATACTCTCCAGAAGGACGAAACTCCTGGCTTCACTAATGAAACGGCAGACGCCCAGATTGTTCGTAATTATATGAACGCTGTTATGAACTTCGCCAAGATTAACCGGAGTTCGGTTGGTCCGGATACTTTCCGCTCTATTGGATACGGCACTAATTACGCACAGGCGAAGGATATTATCAAGGGAGGTTCATCCTGGGGCATTGGAGTTGCTTACGACTCTATTTCAAACCAGGGGATAGATTTCGCACAAGTCCCCTTCGGCGTTCAGTTAGACGTAGAACTAACGAGCGATAATCCTAATGCTGTATTCTTGTTTGTTCATTCACGCCAGACCATCGTATCCAGCGAGAACAGCATTCAGGTTATGAAGTAAATCCATATTTTAAAATTAACCCTAAATTTTTTTATTTTCATTAAATATAATAATGGAAACACCTTCTGCCCCTCAAGCATCTCAAATCCCAGACCTTGTTAAAATCGGTTCAGTTGCGACTGATACTGCTATTAATGTTCAGACAGATATTCTTGACCCTGTAATTTTCTCGGAGCGTGAAGCACGTTTCGTTTTAGATAATAAAGGCATTCTTCACAGCAATTCACGAATCACCTTCGCTACTGCCGGTGATACAGGCACTGACGATCAAGGACGAGCATTCTTCCCTGCTGGAGTTGGAGTTCATTCTTTAATCCAACGTGCCTCTCTCCGCATCGGCACAAAGACTGTTTGTGAAATTGAAGATTATGCACACTTCGCTGCATATGAAACTACATTCCTGCCTCCGGATGCTATTAAGGAGCGTGAAGGAGTTATGTCAGGGCGTATGATGGCGATTGCCCCTACTCTTGATGAACGTTCTGCTTCTTTTGCTTCTGCTTCTAACAGTGCCTCTATCACGGAGAGCATTACTGAAGCCAAGAGTATCCAGATTGACAACGGTCTAAATGCTGTTCTCCAGGGTGCTGCACCCGATGTATTTAAACCGATCACGAAGGATGCGATCCCTGACCCATCCAGGACTATTTTTGATTATCAAAAAGAAAGTAATAAACCAACCTTCTCTATCATGTTAGCAGACCTCTTCCCATTCTTAAAAACAAATCAGTTGCCCCTGTTTATGATGAGCGAACAAGTTAGTATTCATTTAACTTTCACTCCCTATCAGACAGGAGTTCTTTCGAAGAGGGTCTCCTGCACGAACGCTACGGATTTAACCAAGGATGCTTCTCTTGTCCGTACTGATTGTCAGTTAATCAGTGATTACATTTTCTATCCCCAGGAGATGATGGAGCAGTATCGCCAGGCGAACTCTAACATGCAGTTCGGTTATGTTGATTATCAGTTCGTAAAGCGGACTGTTTCTGCTACAGAATATTCATCCGGTCTAATCCAGAATGTCGGCGGTGCTGGACGAGTAGTGAATAAGGTTTTCTGCGGAGCACAGCAGACATCAGAAAGTTCGGATGCTCTGTTAAATGATTATGTTGCGGAAGGTCCTGCTATTACGGCACAGAGCACAGGCACGGTGACGACCAATCTTAAATATAATGATAATTTCTTGTATCCTATTGATGTAGTGAATGATGCTCGGCACTATCACAATGTCTTTCAGTCGGAGGGCAGAGTCCCATACATCTCTCGTGATTTATACAGGGGTGAAGGTCAGTTAGCAAATGATAATGCTGGAGCAGTTGAATTTGAAGATTACACCGCCGATCTTACTTTACGCCAGAAGTTCTTTTACACAGCATATCGCCTCAACAAGGGTGAGCGAGTAAATTCAAGGGGCATTGAACTCTACGACACCAGAAAGACTATGGGAGGTGCTTCTACTCTCCGCTGTTGGCTTCAGGTGATGAAGGTTGCTTCGCTGAAGGACGGCATGTTTTCTATGGCGTTTGCTTAAATTTAAATTCATTAACTTCATTTTTTTATAATCGTTCATATTAAAAATGAGCGGAATAACTCGCACAACTTTAATTGAATGTCCTCGCTCCCAAAGCGACGAAGGTCTTGCGAACAATAAAGAAAATCCTTCTCAATGGACTAATAGGACAGGAGACGGCATTAATTTAAAACCAGGAGATAAAATATCAGTTCATAGTTCATATGTAAGTGAAATAGGGGCAGAAGCAGGACAAATTCAAATTAAGGGACAAGATCTTAATGCTTCTGTTGAAATAGAAACAACTGATACTGTTGAAAGTTTATTTGCGGATGAACTCCCTTGTAAATATGTTCTCTATACTGTTGCGAATACAAAAAAAACAATTGAAGTCAGGGATGATACATTAAATTTAGTTGTTTCACCCTATAAATGTGCGAATGGTGAATATTATGCTCACCTGCCTCGTAGATGGATTGGGGATGGCGTGACGCTCAATTGGAAAACATATGCTTCAAGGGACAACGCTGCAATATCAGGGGATATAGGACAAACCCAAAATGCTCCTTATCCATTAAATAGATGTAAAGCAGATATTAATGTGAAATACTGGCCGTATAGAGTTGGAGTCGCTCACGGCAGACATAGGATAGATGGTCGCAATGATGGTTCTCGCTACACAATTTTTAGAAGAAAACAAACATTCTTTGATACTCCTCACTCCGTAGCACCGAAGGTGACAGGACAAGCAAAAGTTGGTTCTCAAATAATTACTCTCGCTCATGGTTCAACAACAAAAGATATTATCCCTGAAATGGTGCTCATAACACAAGTCCCTCTAAATGCTTTCGCTGGAACTCCTGTTGTTTTAGAAGTAATATCTAC